TCACTCTTTTTAAGAGCCTTCATTCTTTTTCTATGTGCTAATTTTCTTTTTATATTTGCTATTATACTATTAAACCATTTCATTGTAAAGATCTCCATTATTTATTCAGCCGTCTTAATTCATTTAATTCCGTTTCAGTAAACATTTTATTCATCCTAGGTGCGTGAATAATTGCCGACTTGTAGAATTTACTCTGAATCTCATCTAATTCTGCAACAGCTATTCCCATGCCTTTCCTGAGATCCTCACCAAGTCTAATAATGCCATCCCAGAGCATATCTGCATTGTATGCGTAGTTTGTTTTATAACATTTAACTGTTGATTTACTTTCGCCTACGGCAGCAAATTCCGGCATGACTACATCAGCCCATAGTTTGTTTATGTACTCAAAGTCTCGCACTTGCACATAATCCCATTCTGTTAGATTTGTCATGTAGCAACCTAGCCTAGCACCGTACATTGCCCATGGCCCGTTTTCTATGTCTGCCCCTACACTGCACCATGTAATCAGGCGCTTATAGTTACCCCACCATATTTTATCTTTAACTTCAGTTGGTGCTACCTTACTGCCGTCTATTAATGTCATTTTAACACCTTCGCGGAAACCTGCTCTAAATGCTTGCCGGGGGCTACCGTCTGGATGAGTTGTGCAATACTGGTTAGCCATTTGGATGTAGTTATCATCCCAGCAAAATTCTAACTGTTTCCGTGGGTCTGCATCGTCGGATGCTTCGTGCGTTCGCATGTTAAGTACGTGTTGTTTAGGCCACAATTTTAGGCCGCCGTTGCCGTACTCTAGCCCATTTATGTGATTGTGTGCAACCCAACTAATTGCTTTACCCGCTAATTTAGGGTGATCTAGTTCGAGCTCTAAATCAAAGAATGCTGTATCGACTATATTATCTGCATCAACTGAAACAAATAATTCTGTTTCGGACAAGTTTGCTGCTGCCTTATGCGCAGCATCGCTACCTTCAACACCGTGCACCCTTTTAGCCCACGGGACCTTATTAACTAGGTCTGCCCAGTTTTCTTCGCAATTATCCTCGTCATAACTGATAAAAATTACATCAAACTCGTTCATTGATTTAAATGCCATAATTACCTTTCTGTATAACTGTAATCGTTTATTATTTTTTTAGTGAACACACTAAGGCCTGCTAAATTATTTTCGTACGGTATTGTAATACTGCCTGTGTTAACAAGTTCATTGGGCGAGAATGTAATAGTATGTACAAGAAAATACGGATCATTCTTTTTAGTAAAAAACAAATATGAGGTAGGTATTTTAGCAAAGTCATCTAGTACATTGTTCTCGTCGACTTCTTTAGCATCCGGGGATAGTGAAATTTTAATCTGTTTAGCCGAAACATAATTTTCAATTGCAATAACCGGCTCATCTGTGATATGTTTAAGTTCGACAAGGAATGAATCCAGTAATCGCAGTTGCGCTATAGCTGGTGTAACTTTTCTTACTAGTTTGTATTCGACACTTAATAATTTCTTTACTACACTTATATAATAATCAAATGTAGACTTTTTTGCTGTAAGGAATGGCTCCACTTCAGCTAATGGAAACATTGCTGTACTATAACTGGAAGATGAAACTACGTCTGGATCGGGCGCAATAGATTTTATGTTTCCGTCGCTATCGAAGTACACATACATCATTATTAATCGTGTCATCTTATACCTACTCTCTTTTCTAATATAGCAAGTTTATCATTATCTAGCCAATCCTTTATGTGATAATGGAATGGTAATGTTTGCTCGTAATTACCTATTTTGAATCCGCCGTCTGTCCTAAAATATGTAGGTATATGTTTAGTCCAGTCCTCTGTTATAAACTTTTCGTTTATGTTTTGCAGGTGCCCTTTCATGTGCACAAATGTAGGCAACGAGTCTAAATTCCCAAAACATTCATCTTCAATACCTAGTAACTTTATTGCAAGAGCATAGGCAACATCACCAGACAGGGCAGGTGGGCGGGTTTCATCTAAGTATGTATAAAAAAAGTGTTCCCAGTTATGAAATATAATTTCTATTAACGCAAACAATTCTGCCGATAATTGAGTCTTTTTAAAATACATAAAAGCAGTATATACATTAGGTAAGTTATTAGATACAAATGTATTCCTGTATTTTGTAGAAGTAATAACTTCACCCTTGAATGTTTGAGGTTTATTTGTTATCCAAATATCTTGTGTAGACATTACATCCCACCAGTGGCTTATGTCAGTAGGTATAAGCATATCTGCATCCAGTATCACAGTCTCATCAAACGGGCTCATGTGGTAATATTTCCACTTGTTTTCAATTTTCCAATCGGAGTTAGATGCGTGATCTACCCACGGTATAGATACTATACTGTCAAACACATCAATAATAGATGTGCTAAGGTTTTTAAGAGGGACATCTGTGGCAAGGCACACACGGTTTACAGTTGATTGAGAATTTTTTATGCTCAATGCAAGTGCATACGCCATGCGTACATAGTCGCCGTTCTTAGAATTCTGAGCTAATATTAGGTAACCTCTGCTCATTCTATTTCCTTACATAAGTCTATAATAGTTGCAGCATGCCTGTTGATTGCCCATTTATTCATTATATGCACATCTTGATTCTTTAATCTTGTTAACATATATGTACCTTTGGTTTCTTTTTCTGTATACAGTGTAATATCGTTTATGTTGTTTACTGCGTAAATATCGTCTGTGTCCCACGACATGAGCAATCCAGGAATAGGCAGTTCTTTAACAGTAGAATCGATACTAGTAAATCCATTTAGCATATGAATTGCAATACTAAACGCATAATCATTCCTATACATGTTACTAGAAAAGTAATATAGCTGCGTGTAATAAAAATACTTTTCCTGTATGTGCTTCACTAACTCAAACAGAAATTTAGCAAGATCTGTTTTCTTAAAATAAATTACTGTTGCCCAGTACTGTCTAATGCCAAAGTCATCTATGTGTTTTGTGTACGGGTCAGTGGCATTACCTGGGGAAAATATGCGATGATTTATCATTATATCGTTCTCGCTATCCCAGCAATTACTTAATGCATTGCTCATTATTAAATAATCAGCATCTATAAATAATGTTTCGTCGTACGGCGATAGCTCATATGCTTCCCAGTGATTGCAATTATAGAACTGCAAAGATTTAGTTGTATACGAAGTATCCGAATAATTGCGAGTATTGCTAAAATTCCAGTCGCGGTCAACTATAACAATTTTCTCAAAACATTTATCTACAAACTTGTTGCCTAAATCTTTGCGACCCCATTCTACAGTCCCTGCATCAGTTACTAAAGTGACAGGTACATTTAGGTGTTTCTGCACAAGGAGTGCATTAGCGCATGCAATCCTAAAATAATCAATTTCTGCATTGTTATGTGCATACATTAAAACGCCGCGGCTCATTATTCGCCCTTAATGTCTAATATGGATTTTACGTTTCGTGATTTTTTAATTGCCTGCGATTCTTTTAAGTAATCATTTGTTACTTCAAAATACCTTGCTGTTATCTTTTTTAAGAATTCTTCTGTGTCGGCAATCTGTATAGGGGATTTGTTGTCATCAAGGAGGACTGCTTCGGCATACCCTTTATTGGCTAGATAATCAACAAAACAAATAAGTTGCTGGTTGATTGTAAACTTGCCGCCAGCTTCTGCATACATAAGCATGCCGTCTGTTTTAACTTTTAATTTGTGGAGTTGGTTATTTAATGTTTGTTTGTAGTTAGCAAACTCGAGTGCCTGCTGTAATCGTTCTTCCATGAGAAACCTCCGTTTGCACTATTTATCTATAGTTTTAACGGAGGTTTATGGTATTGAATTTAAGTTGCTGTAAAACCCAGATCTGTCACTGTAGCAGACCCAGGATAAACAACAGCGCCTGCAGAGTGTGTTTCTGTCATGCTAAACTGTGTTCCTGTCTTTGCAGAAAACCCCACACCCGATTGGAATAGGTACACATTGAATGTTAATAGTTCGCTGCCAGATGAGCCGGCTGTTGCACCCAATTTAGCACTAACAGTTGCATAACTACCAGAGTATGTACTTGCAGTTTTTGTATACAACACTTGATAAGAAGTTGTTAATGGGTTGTTAGTAGCCGGATTCCAAAATCCACCGATACTACCCGGTGTACCGGTATTTGGGATAGAAGAATTATACTTAAATAAAAACGGACTCATACCACTTAACACAGTATTCCACTCGTGGTTGTCATCGTTAGTTGGGCCAGCACCAGCAGGATGATAACCTGTTATAGCAATAGAGCCGCCAGAATTAAAAAAGTATCTTGCGTTATCCCAGCTACCAAAATTCACACTAAATGTATATGTTAAGGAGTTAGTCCACGACCCCGATGTATATGGGCCGTATGTGTTTAAAGCAGTTTGTCCGGCTGCAACACCAAATCTATTTGTTTGCAAATTACCAATCATTGCAGACATCGACGGAGTATTGTATGCAATAATATTGCTACCGGCTGTTGGATTTGAACCTGGTACAGGTGATGACGATGTACCCTGATGTGTTCCTGTTGCCCTTAGAGCAGTAAACAATGTTGACCATTCTGCTGCGGTAACTGCATTACCTGCAGTAACAGTGGTTACAGGTGTTTTACCGTAACCGTACCCTGCGTTAGGTAATGTTGTTGTACCGGAATTTGAATCACCAAAAACCGTGTTTATACTGGACGCAAACGCATTATAGTCCGCTGCCTGTATTTGTCCGCCCGTATTATAAGTCATGTATTAATCTCCTGACTTACGAGTAAACTGCTGGGAATACTTGTTGCCACGCACTGGCTGCATAAATGTAAATAACAGAACCAACAACCTTAATATCGCCGGTCTTTTCTGCGCCATTTGCGGGATTGATAGCAGGTGTAGTTGACGCACTTGCAACAGCTTGCCATGACGGGGCGGCGGCACCGTTTGATGTTAGTACATAGCCACTCGGGCCAGGTGACAGCAAAGATGTAGTATTTGCTGCTGATTGGTAAGGAATATAGCCTATTAGTCCACCGGCTATGTTAACAGATAAGGTAACAGGTCCATTGAATTGTGTTGCAGTAATAGTACCGGTAAGTGTAACATCACCGCTATCGTTAGATGTAATGACCTGGCGCCATTTGTTGGCACCCGCTTCCCCTGTTGCAGACATTCTTACAAATAACGAGCCGGCTGTTGTGGATGTTTTTTCAAACCATAGTTGGCCTTGTAATGCATACGCATCAGTTGGGCGGTATAGTGCAGTGCTTGCAAAGTTTTCTGTCATTTGCAAAAAGTTTTGCGCAACAGGTGCACCGTAGTTGATTGCATTTCTGCCAACTAATTGTGTACCTATACCGACCCCTGCACTGTGAGCATTAGCATTATAAAATGTGGTATCAATAGCATTATCCGGTACTGTTACGGAGGTACCGTCTGCATGATAAATTGTGTATGACATTCTTAGAATTCCTTAATATTATTTGCTTATACTATCGTTGCTCTTAGTGCAACAATCTGTGCATCTGCAGTTTCTAACCATGTTTTACCTTCTGGTGTAAGAACTGCTTCGCGTAATCTGCGTGGTGTAATAGTTGCTTCTATCGCTAAAATTTGTTGCTGTACAGTGGGTGCAGGAACAGACGATGCTTGCAGTGTAGCGGCTGCTGCATCAGTGATTTGTTTATACCCAACTGGCAGATATTTTTTACCACCGTGGGCAATATCTTCAGCTGATAAGAAATGTAATTTGTTGTTTGAGTCTTTAAAATATGGCATGTTTAATCCTTAGCGTAGTTCAGCCCACGATGACATTACAGGGCTTCCGGCTTGTACAACAATAGTTGCTGAGTAACTGGACCCGTCTGGTACAATAAAAGAGTGTACGCCACCGTAATAATCGCCACCACCTGCTGTAATGCCGCCACCTGGCACAGCAACGCCACCGATTGTTGCCACCCAGTATCCACCGGCGCCGCCGTTGGTGCGTAGCTGAAGGACTACCTGGATTGGCTTTCCGGTAGTATTGTAGTAAGTTGTGCCTAAAACTCTGCTACCAGTAACAATTTGCCATGTTTGCCCATAGCCTAATCCACTACCAGATGCACCACTTGCTGCACTTGTAACACGGCCATATGCATCGACTGTAATATCAGCATTTGTATAACTACCAGCAGTTACCGCAGTTGTTGCTAAATCCAGTGCAATATTGCCGGATGTTGTAATTGGACTACCGCTTACTGTAATTCTGCTGGAAGTTGTTGTAACGCCGACTGAAGTGACTGTACCTGAGCTGCCAACTGTAATTGTATTAGCAATCTTAATGCAGCCAAGTAATGCAATATTGCGTGGGCGAGTTTCTGCACCACCAGTGGCATTTGTTAATTGTGTGCCATACTGCGCAGGCTTACCTCCACCCACTAGGCCCATATCTAAGTCAGTTAGGCCCATGTTTATACCATGTGTGTGACTCTTGAAGTCATCTAACTGAGCTGAACCAAATACACGGCCTGTATCTACGCCGCGACCATCATCCCATGCACGAACAAACTCGCCACGTAAATCAGGTAATCCAAATGTAGTTGAACCATCACCTACTCCGAATGTTGTGCCGATTGCAGCAAACAATTCTGCATATGTGGTTCTAGAAACTAAAGCACCGTTTGCAATTAAATAGCCAGATGGTGCGGCAACAGATGCGAAGAATACAATAGAACCTGCATCGGGGATTGCAGGACCAGGGCCGGCGCCGCCAGTTGAGCTAATAGTGACTGCACCGATACCAGACGGTGGGCTGATTGTTATGTTTGCACCAGCAATAATATTTGTTACGCCGCCCGGTGCTGTAGCTTGCCAGGATGGTGCTGTAGTCGGGCCAGTGGAGGTTAATACATAGCCAGATGTGCTACCAGGAATAAATGTTGTTGCATTTGCACCTGCTTGATAAACTAACGAGCCTGCAGTACCACCCGCAACATTTGTTGCTGAGCCTGCGTTACCTGTTATGTTACCTGTGATGGTGCCAGATACGCTGACAGTTGCAAGTTTTTCCCAGTTAGCAATGCCACCCGATGTATTGTCTTGTTTTCTTACGTATAGATCGCCGGTTGCAGATGATAGCTTATTAAACCACAACTGACCTTGCAATGATGTTGCATCTGCAGGAACTATACCACTTGCAAAGTTTTCTGTCATTTGCAAGAAGTTTTGTGCGATCGGGCCACCGTAATCAACTGCTCTATCACCGATAAGTTGTATGCCTAATCCTGTTGCTAAGGTGCCGCCTGTTGCATTGTAATAGATCGAATCTATTACTGCATTAGGCACAGGAACCGGTGTTCCATCTGCGTGATAAATTGTATATGCCATTCTGTTAGAATCCCTTTGTTTTTGTTATTTATCAGTTGCCGCCCATCTGGATTCTTAGCGTGTAGATAATCTCTAACGATCTATTCGCAGATTTTTGGATAGGGTGGAAAACAACGTGTGTGAGCATTAGCTTAGATTTTGTGCCGGCCACATTTGAAAAGTTAACGCTCTGGTTAATAAAGTTATTTACATCAGTGGTTGTTTGTGTAAATCCGCCAACAAATAAGTTGTTAGAACCAGAGAATAATCCAATCTCATTGAATACTAATTCGTTAGCAGTGGATGCGCCGGATGTCGACAACGATGTACCAACAAAGTTAGAATTATCAATAAGCGACTGTGTAACAACGCCAGATGTTGTTATTCCTGCAGGTGGCTCGCTATAACCAAGCGTAACATCGATGACAATGTCTTCATAGTTTGTTGCAAAATCTTCGGTAGGAATGTATGCTTTCGATAGCTGATCATAATCAACTGTGTCAGTTGAATCATTTGATAACTTCTTTACATAGATAGTATTGTATAAGTTTGCATTAGGATTTTTGACTAAACTCGATGCACCACCAAGCGACGGTTTATACGAGATAGTGCCGGTGGGCCCTACGTATGCGCCACCATTACCGAAAGCCATATAGTATAAAAAGCTATTGGAGTTACCAATGAGCGCATGTGCAAGTGCAGCAGAAATGTTTCCATATAGGACATCGTTATGTGTGTCAACAAGGACTTCTTTAGTTTCCTTATCAATGATTTTAACAAATCCCTGGATTGAACCACGAATAGAATCGAACATCTTAGCCCCTTTTGTTAACGAGAATTTCTCCCGTGTCTTTATCTTTTATTAGAAGGTGGCACTGAACATCAACTTTAGCTACGTCAACATACCCACTTTCGGGCACTTTTGGTGTGCCCGCTTCACTATCACTATTTGCTTTATTTATCATCATTATTAAATACCTATTTTACATTAAGGCACTGCTTTACCCTGCGCAGTCTTTAAGAATGCGGCAGGCGCAGTGTTTGAATACCACATACCACCTGTTGCAGCATTAGCTATACTTGTATACTCGCCTGGTGCTGTTTGCGTAGATGTATTTACACTTGCAGGTAATGTTAGCGCATTCCAAACATTATCATTAGACACCAACGGCATGACATTATTGATCTCAGCAAATACCTTGCTGCCCGACTGATGCGCAATAGGCGATGTACCTTGCAATGCACGTCTAATACCGGATAAAATCCATGTATCTGTTGTAACAATTTCTTTTGTTGTGTATTCTATGCGTTCACCGTTTATCCACATTTCGCCGGCTTCTGGGAATATATCAGTCACGGCATGTGTCAGCGGGTCAACATAAACAGTAACGGTATCACTTGTGGCAGTTATTGCTGACACAAGTTCTCCTGCATTATTATCTGCATTTCTGTATAAGTTTACACCATCTTTCGCATTTAAGTTTTCTTTGTAACTAACTGTGTTAGGCAAGATGATAAGATCGAGAGCGGTGTTCCACGGAACGCTTGTTGTACCACCAGCGTCAACTAATGCTTGTGCAAGTGGGCCATCTACTGAGTTCCAAATATCGCCCCACCCGACGTACGGTGCAACAATTGCTGGTGCAAGTTCGGGTATGCTGCTAACATTGTTTGCTGGTAGCATTGTATCGACATTTACTACAAAATCGTCTACAGCAACACCATATGCAATCTCTGTGCGGTTTGTGTTGTAGCTAAACCTAACTATAGTGCCGCCATCCCACAATACTACAGCAAGTGGTGTATCTATAACGCCCGGATCTTCGTAGAAATATACGGTATATGTGCCGTCTATGTTGCTACCAACATAATAATCTTGCCCGTAATTCAGTACTGTATTTCCAATTACAACACTTACCACATCTTCTGGTGTTATAAATGTTTGTGGCCCATCTATTGTTAATAGATTAAACGTGTATGGGAATAATTGAGAATACCCAATCTTAGTTGGATCAAATGTTGTTAATGGAATAGTATATACATTCTGGCTTAGTGGTTCACCACCGTCTACGAGCTGTGATCGCATATATGTTATCGGCGTAAACGTAGCAGGTAACGTTGTGGAGGCTGTTGCATTTACAGTAATTGTAAATGTTGTTGCATCAATGATAGACACTATTAGTGCGCCGGTAGGTATGCCGGCACCGCTTATGTAGTCATTTACGAACATATTTGCAGTGGTGTATGGGTATACTGTAGTTAATATATTGCTACCAACAGTAGTAATAATATGCTTATACGGGGTAGCAACTAATACATGTGACACGTTATTAGGGCATACATCCCACGACATGGAGTCCCAGAATAATGGTTGGGTAGAGTCTTCGCAATCAGCATCCCAGTTACCGTTCTCATAAGGACCGCCGTAGTCCGGGCCAAACTGTATCACTGTCTTGCTTGACATTGTATCAGTAGCCGTGCCAACAGCAACATCTGAAGTTAGGTAGGTGCTTGTGTAATCTCGTATCTGTGTGTGGTACGGTTTAGAATCGATAATATAGCTAATGATATTATCAATCTGATCAGGTATATACAAACTGGTTTGTGTCAATGGAACATTGTTTTCTTTAATGTAAATATACGATGTCTTAAACGCCCAATTTGGATTTTTCTGCTCGCTCATTACATAGTTAAGCATCGAGAAATACAATTCGTTTTGATCAACAATATAACTGTCAACAAATACTTCTGTGCGGAATGCATTTAGTAAGGATCTAAGTTCCACTGATAAACCGTACACATTCTTAACTGTGTATATTGTATCGAGTAGTTTTATTGCACTCAACTCTATGCCTACTTTCTGGAAGCTTTGCACTGCTACATTAGGATTTAACTGCACTACATTGTATAGCACAAACCTTCCATCAACAGTGCCGTCTACTACTTCAACAATAGTACCGTTTGGTAGTTGGCCTGCCGACAATGCAGTTTGTGCGGCTAATATGGTAGAGAATACAACATTAGGAGTTACATCCTCAAATCCGATTTCGTACCAGTTTGTGTAAGACCAATAAGCATCTGTACCTACACCTGCGTTCCACGACGGATTATTATCCCTAATAGGAATATGCTTAAGTAAGTTATTACCCGATTGAACAAATATCTTTCGGGCAGCATATACATCAACAAACATTCCCTGACGCGGTCTATATGTAATTCCGTATTTTTCTGCTTCGCTTAATGCAGGATCTGGTACAGGTAATATTTCACCATGGACTTCTGTTGTAGTCGATGATGCATCGTTCCACGCTGTAAGATTCCACTCATATGCATTCCACGGTAGATTTTCTGCAACAAGTATGCCGTTTGTCCACTCATCGGATACAGGCAATGGTGCAGTGTAGCCGCATAGACTATCAACCATCTTATCCCAATATTGAGGTGTAACCAACGAGCCTTTATCACCCTCGCGGAAGAATTTCCATTGCGTATGCTTTTGATCGTTGCGTTCAGCAAGACGATATTGTATCTGAACATTGTCGCCTTTGTATGCAAGTATCTCTTGTACATTATAAAACATATAAGAATTATTGATAGCAGTTTGTTGAATAGGTGCAAAGAATGCAAAACCTTGGCTCTTAGGTGTAGCAAGTAATCTCGAAACTTCTAAGGCTGCAAGAGTTCTATTTTCAATATTAGGCTTGTCTGTTGCATTCAACACCCAGAAATAATAGTTCACAGTAGTGATATTTGTAAATCTGTTTGTTGTAGCTAACTGGACATAATCTGTTGTGCTACGTGGCCTGCCTGTACCGGTATACTGTGCAGGTGGCACAGGACTTCTTGTCCACTCGTAGATGTTAATAGAGCTACCTGGGAAGATTTGTCCCCAGCGGTCTCTTCTATACACTAGATTTTGCGTAGGTGTTTCTGAGCCATCAAGTAGTGCAGGCTGCTCGTAGTAAACATATTTTACTTCAGACATATCCCACCATAGCTTACCAACTTGCGCTTCGCCGAACGTAATGTTCTCGCTGAATAAACGAGTGTTACCTGTAACATTATACCTTGCTGGATCCTGCAATAGCATATATGTTATGTTCTGTTTAGCAAGTGCTGGTAAGATAGCCTTAAACGGATCATACACCGGTAATAACACAAGTTCAGATTGTGTACCAAATACCTGCGAGTTTTCGAACAGCTTCGAATCTATTAAGCTTTCTTGTACACGATATGGCGTTAGTGTAGTGGTGTAGGCGAATACAGTCCACAGATTATTTACATCGTCTACCCAGATCTTATCACCAGTAGTAACATAGGGCGGCAGCACTGGTGTTGTATCAAATCTTAGTGCCTTGAATAATAGTAAATCAGTAAACTCAGCATAAACCCCTATGTCCGACGATGTTATTGGTGTCCCATTAAGTGTGATTAGACTATAGCTATTGCTAGAAGTATATGTGTTTGGCTCGCCGTACGGCTCAAATGCCACGGCATAGTTTGTTTCGCCAGATGTAGTGCCAGCGACTACAATCTGCAAGCAGATCATATTACCAAAGTCTGTTTGTGCCCCAATATCTGTAGATAATTGCGGCACAAGTGGTGTAGCAAGTTCTGTAAGCAATACTAAATTGCCTGCAGGATCCTCCACAACCGACCAGGTAGCAGGTGATATGTTTACCATTTTGTAAACACACCAGTCTTCTGTAAATGTTTTTGCAACCCACACTGTATCATTTTCTGCAGGGTTAAATGCAGGTGTGCCCCATCTTATTGCCGTCTGCACAACATTAAATGATGTCCACTTAACATCATTAAAGTTTACATAACCCGCGTTAGGTGTTGCATACTCGATGTTGTTTGTTATAGGAAATGTAAGCGAGTACGCAGGATCTACCGGGCGTACAGTCCACACATCTGTATCGTCGATGTCTATTTCGACGATGTTATCAAGCGATTCGTCTCGAGTAATAGCACCTTGCCATACAGCATATAGGCTATCAAGATTGTGTGGCTGAGTTCCGGAGTCTATAGTAACGGTTGGAGCAAATGTATAGCCGTACCCCGGATCAATAATATCTATGCGGGATATAACGCCGAGAGAATCTAATACAGCATATGCGGTGGCAGGGCGAGATGTTGCTATAGCATCCCATATGACAGCTTCCCAGCGCGATGTATCGAATCCCGGATCAGTTATATCGGGCGGCGATATAATAATCTTAGGTACAGATGTGTATCTATTTTCTGCATTAAGAATATTAATTTCTTTAACAAATCCTATTGCAGATGGAATAAAGTTTAGGCGTGCAACAATAACTTCGCCTGTATTTTGTTCTGGCTTAAGTTTAAATTCAGTTGACACTTGCTCGACTGTGTTACCAAAGTCTGCAAGTTTCAGCGCCCACTCTTCGTACACCTCAATGATTTCGTTACCTTGCACTTTAGTAGATCTAAATAACTTGTCAAATGCTTGGGTGGTGCCTTTCTGTCTAATAGCGCCCTGGTAAAACAAATACTGCGTATCGTTGGATAACTGTAGGTTATCTAAGTAACTTTTGCTTTCATACCCGATTAAGTGACGACCTAAGCTTTCTAAACTTGGATTATCAATTGTAACATCTGGATCGTAGTAATAGCGCATTGAATCAACAATGGTATCGTAGTTAGGTACAAGTTGGTTATCAATAATCAAATAGCCGGGTGCCTCTTTCTTGCCATACCAGCCGTTACTTCTAAAGCCATTAAAGCGCAAACGCTGTTGCCTTGCGCGTAACAATGGAGAATAGATAACATCACTAAAACTTGTAGTGTTATCAAATATTAAAATGTGTTCTGTCTCGGTTGCATTTACTTGTAAGAAGTATATACCACCAGCAGCTAAATCAGCAGGTGCAACAGAAATAGACATACCATCTCTATCTGTTGTTGTGCTATTAGGTGGGATAGCAACACCGTATTTGTCAAGGATGCTATACACACCATTAGAAATAGATTCTACATCAGCTGGGTAACCGCCTTGAACTGTAAGCATGACATTGTTTGCAGCAGGGCTAACCTGAATAGATGCATCCGGTGCCCAGTTTGTGTTAAGCCAGAATAGGAATTGTTTAGCTGAATATAACCAATCGCTAATCTGATTTGTATCAGCACTAACATCAGTAAATTCCCAACCCTGTGTTTCTAAATATGCACCCCACCCAATTAACAAATCAAATACAGCCTGTGCACTTGTTAAAATAGTGCCGTATGGTACTCTTACTGATGTTGTTTCAGAAATAGGTTTGTATGTAACAGACACACCGCCGACTGTTGGTAATGCTCTAAGTTTTTGCCAGTTGTCTATGTTAAACTTACCAGCAACTATTGTACCTAAGCTTAGGTAATATACACCATTGTATCTTACGATATCGCCCAGGTAATATGTTTCACCCGAGGTGTAAGGTTTAAATTCTGCTGGAGTTCCACCGATGGTAATATCTATAAGTTGTGCATCAGACCTGTCTAAAACAATAAACTCTGAGTTCAATAAATCGTAGCCGTACACAACAAATGTTCCATCGGCAAGTGCTCTAATAACTACACCACTATACGCATATGTCTTTATTGGCTGGCCTTTGTGCAACAATACATCAAAGTTATTTGTTGGTACAAGTAAACTCGTTGTTGTTGCTGATGTCGATACTGATTCGATATATGTGGATGTTGTATCCTTATTTGTAAACCCGGCAAGTTTATTTGCAAGATTAACATCAAGTGTTCTTACTTTTTGTCCAAACACATCGCCTACATTCTTTCCTAAGAATAGTATGCGATCACTAATCCAACGCTGATATCCGTATCTAATTTGCACAATACTATCTACTGTTTCTGCATGCACTACTTGATCTTTATTTTTAGGACGCATCCATGCAAACATTGGGTCAGCACTTGTAAATGTGTCATTTTGTACATATTGCCAGTTTGCGTTAGACATAACTGGGCCAGCAATACCCGACACATTAATTTTACCAGGTGATAACTCTGTACCTAAAGTATCAAAGAATAACTCACCAAATGGGCCCGGTTTCATTAAGTATAAGAATTCCTGCACGCTAAATGCGTATGCAGAGGTAGACATCCATGCTTGTTCAACAGGTGCACCGTCGCCGTATGTCCATGCATTATCAAATCCGTCATATGGTGCATATAAGTTTGTAGTCATTGTTATATTAAACAATGTTGTCGCCGGTATTATGTTTCCGCTTGCATCAACTGGGATGATTGCAGACAAACCAGGGCGTGCCCATTTAGGTTGTACCTGAGGCAATAGTGTGACTGGATCATATATTGCTGATGGACCCTGGCGGATAACACCGTCTTCCAAATCTGACCACATTGCAGCATATGCAGGTGTGTTCGGCCATGCTTGCTGCATGTTAGCATTGATTACACCTACACCATATTGCGATTCCCACCACGATGGCATTGACGTAAATCCT